CCACTTCAGGAAACTGCGGTGGGGAACCGCATAGATGCCGGGTGGAGCTCCTTCACTTGACGCAGACATGCGTCGAAGTACGGTACTCCAGTTATCTGGGTCCGCAACGAGTGTTGCAGACTGCAGCCGGTACCCACCAACCTCGAAGCGATGTAGTTGCTTGTTAAAGCGACTACAAACGCCTCTTGGCTGTTGATACAAGGGCATTGTTTGATCAACCCAACTTAACACACCAGTAATGGTACTGGTGCGCGGCAACGGGCCGAGCTTACGCTCGACCATATCGCGAACTTGAGTTGCCAAACGATAATAGCCTCTACAGTGCGCAGCGTTTGACAACGCTACGTACGAGGCTATCACGCCAGCATCTAATGTATTACGATGACTCCACACCTTCTTCAAACGAAGGGGTGTGACGTCGACGCCTCTATAGGCGTCGCACCCACAAGATTCTCTAAAGAATCCTGTGGTGCAGCACTTATCGCTGTTGAACACAAGTCCAACAGTTGGTAAGAACTGCAGTACAGCCGGATAGACTTCCCGGTGTACTATGAGGTCATCGCCATACACATAAACGAGTCGTCGCGCCTCACGGCGGGATAACCCGTATGTGCATGCTACGGCACTGACGGCCAATACATAGAATAGGATCGACTCCACCGGAAAGCATAAACAGCTTCCCATAGGAGCGAACTTCTTCAGTGTTATAACCGTCCCATCAGGTAGGCGAGTTGAGCTCGACCTGGTTGCCATTAAGGCTTCCAAGAGAAGCGGAGTATGCGTAAACAAGGTTTGCACCAAGTCTACGCTAACTCTGTCGCTCGCCTCCTTCATGTCTAGCGTGACCCACTCTTGAGTATTGGACGCAGCGAGAGCTAACCTTCGATTAATCGTTTGGTCTGTGAAATTCACATGACCACGTGTTAACTGATGTCGCTCTATGTGGCTCTGGATCTTAGATCCAAGGCCCTGCTGTATCCATTGATACTCAACTGGTTCACATGAGATGATACGGGGTCCTCTACTGTCTTTCGGGACAAGCACAACTTTCGCTGTGCCTGTCTCCCTGACTTCGAGGTTTCCGTACGTATGATATTCATCACACACTTGACCCAGACCATAGACGTAGTATTCCGTAAACGGATATACTCTATCTATCCCGGTGTAAGTGCGCGTGAACGTGTGTTTTTCATTTACACGTTCGCCGTCTGCGACCGCCCCAGGACCGTGCCTTGGCACGATATCTAGGTGGTCGAAACGACAGAATATTGCAGCGATAAATCGCTGCGCCATTACCATCATGCCATTGTCTTTCTTAAACGAGAGGACACTTAAGTCCGTCTCAGTTATGACAAAAGCGTCGATCGCCTTTCGGGCTTTCGACATCTTGATGGGCATCTCTAACTTGTATAGGAAATATACAAGCTGCCTGAGCGCCTTTATGGCGTCCGTGTTCGGATGGTCGGAAAGCCGACCATCGTCCTGAAACACCAAACTCAGAATGCTCCCGAACAATTTCGGTAGATTCGTCCCTGGTCTCTTTTGGAGGCCACGGATTGGAGTAAGGGTTTCGGTCAGCAAAGCCTTGTCAAGGGCTTTGCCAACACTCGGAAGGAAGACAGTAAGAAACTGTATTCCCTCAAGCTGGACGCGGCGTCGTATTACTACGATGTCGCGTGTCAACTCGACAACTGGAACACGAATAGCACAAGCTATGTCATGATACATGTTAACAAGCAAGTCGGTATAAACCGATAGGCTATTATGATTTCCCATAAGGTAAATCTCCTAACCTAAACTACGCTCGCTAACATACGTCACGTTCCTGTTCTGCTGCGCCCCAATGCGGCTATAGAGCCGCATGAAGGTCAAGGTTCGCTGTTGAGCACTTTGATCAAATTAGCTTGCGCGCTACTATAAAGTAGCGTTACAAGCTGATCGATCATCGCTTTCAACCTGGCCGCCGTGATCACGGACCGTGGTTCCTCGATAACGAGGTACACGGACGCAGTCGCGGCTATACCGTCCACATCAGTGGCGGTATGGTCAATACGAACCAGGTGTCTGTCGGCCTTAACTGGCTTTCCAACGGAGTCTTTACCCCGTTCTACCTCGCTGTGTGAAACAGTGAGATAGGTGGATTCACCAGTTATGGCCCCAGGCGCGGAGCGGACAGATTTCCTGTCCACAATGCTGATCAGCGACACTAGCTCGGAGATGTCTCCGGCGCCAAATGTCGCATTGACCAGCGTTACGTCGTTAGCTAACATAGGTTAGTGACTTGGTTAGATGAATCAAGGTGCATTACTGCACGATTCATGGTTTCCGTGCATTGTTTCGAATAATTAAGTAACACACTAGCGCAAGTATCACAATTGATAAACCGCTAATGTATATTACAGAATTATTCCCGACGTTAACCTCAGTCATCGGGTGGTCAAGAAAAGCGAGGCGCCTAAGGCGACCTTACTAATCGTGACTTCCCCTTTGTCGAGGCTAGGAACATTCAGTCGAGGAATAGTCCTCCGCCGAATGTAATAACTAATTGCTCTTTGACACACTAAGTGTCTGGCTCCAAAGTCGGAGTCAAGCAGTTCGTTAAGAATAGAGTAATTTGCCGAATGGCAAAAGTCCTCTATAACAACCGGAATCTGCAGATTATCCACAGAAAGACCATTCAAGAACTTGCCGCAGCGGACAAACCAGTCCGCCACAAACGAGAACCGAATGGCATTCCAGATGATAGCACCGTCCCGACGCACACCAAGTGCGTCGAGCAGAGCCAGAACCTGATTCCCTATCTGAGTCATATCCGGAAGCTTGTAACTATACCTCATAGAGGCATGGTAACGAGGGGTTTTCACCCAGGAGTGCCGACTACGAACTTCGTAGTCAGCACCCCCCTCCGAATACACAACACTCTCCATAGGGAGCGTGGAAACGGGCAAGGTACTTGAAAAGTGCCTTGTAATCGTCTTCCCCGATCCTGACTGAAGATCACGAACTTTCTTGCGAAAGTTCGTGAATGTGTTCACTAAACTAGTGATGTCGGACACTAAGGGCGCAATACCAAATGCGTAATTGAGATGGGCGTTCGCGATGTTCTTAAGAACACCGCGCCGCTTACTCCACACATCTGGTATGCGTCTTATATCCTTCAACTCTAGAACGAAGTTAACTAACGAGTTTCTCTCACTAAATGAGGGAAGCATCGCTCTGACAGCGCTGGAACTCAGCGATTCCCAATCACCCAACGGGTTATTAGGAACATAGCTGAGACCAGAACCACCACCAGCAGCAGATATCGCTCGGTTAAACAGCGCGTATGGGGCATAAGAGTAGGTATATAACCTACCCGGTATGCCCTTAGCACGCTCATGCGACCCAGCACACTCGAATGGAAGCAGTTCGTTAGTTGTATGTAAACAACTACCGTAATGCTTCATCTTTGGCAGTTCATCTTCGATGGTCCGGTTTACACCGGTACCATCAGTATGACCCGTCCAAGTGTAGTGCCTATTTACGTCAGGATTTACCCCGGACACATCGTGTTCGAGTTCATCACTGAAGGAATTAGGCGTTGATATTACTTGTGTTATTGTTCGTGTTCTCATAGTTGTCCTCCACGCCGAAAGGCG